GACCCTCGACCATCTCAGTGACATCGTCAAAATTATGTGTGCCTCCAGAGTATTCTAATGCCGCCTCCACATGGTGGCGTAGCCTCTCCAAATGTTCTTGGTCACTCATCGCTTTCCACTTGGGACTGCATCGAGCCTCATCACCCCAATTCGCCAGTCGGCCAATACCGCACCAGTCACCTTCACATTGACCTGACGCGCTGCAAACCGGACATCAGTCGGGTTGGCTGCCGTGTATGGCCCAAATGTGGATTGTGTGCCAGTGGGGTAATTGCGGGTTTTGAATGAAACCACCGCCTCACCCAAGGTCTGCTCATCTGGCACAACTTGCCTGACAGACATGATGTTGTCGCCATTGCCCAATTGCACTGGCCCAGACTCAGCGTAGACGCTGGCGCTGTCATAAGCAAAGCCGACCTCATGCTCATAGACATAACCATCTGTAGACACGGCCATGGGGTTGGTGAACACTCCGGCATCAGTGCCAGCAGTTCTGGCCAACAACCCTATGTTCCAGTGGTTTTCTCTGTAGTTAAAAGTGCAGTAGCTGTCATTCTCATTGCTGCCACTGCTTGGGTAGTACCACCAAATCTCACCATATTGGCTGTTGTGGACCGCATAGACCTTGGATGACTGATTGAAGTTCATATTGCCAAAAACATAGTCGGACACATCGCTTGGCAATGGCTTGACATATCCGTCATATATCCAGAAGCCTGCCTTGCTCATCCAAATGGCAGCAGTGTCAATGGCAGCCACTGCTTGGGCTGAAATGAGACCGCATCCGCTTCCGGCCTTCTCAAAGCCATAGACAAATGGAGCGCCAACATACTGGGCCGTGTGGACATCGACATCGGTGAAAAGCAAATTGATACCCTTGACCCGCTTGCCAGCAATGAGAGTGCCAGGCGTTGCAAGCTCATAGTCGCCTGCCTGGTTGTCGCCTGCCGGTGTCCAAAGGGTATTGTTCTCTTGGTCGCACCATTGGACCTTGCGTGGGTTTCCACCAGCGCCAAGGGCAAACATGATGCGCTCGGCAGTCACCATGACCGCCTTGTTACTCGTTGGCGCATTGGTGATGACAGCTGCGAGTGTGGGGGTTGTGAACCCCAGTTGCCACTCATAGAGCTTGCCATCGGCATTGGAGCAAGCAATCAAATACTGGCCCCATGTGTCCATTGACCATGTGGTGGCCGGAGTGATTGCACCCAAATCAGGTCTGGCCACACCATAGCTGAATTTGCCATAGTCGCTGTAGCCGTAACCCGTCTTGACAATGGCATCTGCAACACCGGCTGTAAAGCCAGTCGGGGTAATTTCCTTGATCGTGCCAGACTCGCTCATGGCATAGAGCTTGGTGTGCGTGCCAATGCCGGTAAAACGTGTCGCGCTATTGTCGCGCCAGCTCAAGAAGCCTCGGCACATCCCGCTGATCTGGGTTGATGAGCGCTTTCTCCACCCACCCATGGGCCGCAAAGTGTTCTCGTACCAGCGCACAAGATTTGCGTCATACCACCGGCCTGCTGACTGGTACTCAGTGCCGTTTCTGTAAATGCCTGGGGGGAGTTTGAGGGGTATATACATGGCAGTGTTTAGGTAATGTTTGAGACAAAGCTCATTGTGACAATGGCTGATGGGACTGCTGGCCGTGTGGGAGTTGTTCCGGCAGGGTATTGCTCAATGGTGACACCGACATCGGTTGGCCTCCACATTATCTCGACATAGTCATTGGCATTCAAGCTCAAAAAATAATTTATGGCAGCAATGGTGTGATACGGGTCCCCAGCACCCTTTCTGGATGCAAAACCGAATCTGCTGTTTGAATTGGCCGAATTTGTCCCATTGACCCGAAACCAGACATCCACATCTTGAGACGCATTTGTCGTGTTTGTAAACTGAATGGAAAACTGCAAGTTCCAGATTCCGGCATCGGCCACAGTGATTCTGGACCCACTGGCCATAGTCACGCCATTGGAAAAGTCTGTGGTGTTAAATGTGACCGCATAGGCCGTGGTGGTGTTGGCAGCCACTTGGTCGGTTGAGTCTTGAAATGCCCCATGTGGGTTATTCATAAACTTGCCGCCTCTTGGTCCAAACAAAGACCCTAGCACTGTGGTCAGCTTTCTAAAGTATCCATTCAATGAGCTGTAGTTCTCATTCAAGTGCCTGCGCTCATACGCCTCTGGGGGGAAACCCAGACTCGGTATCGATGGAGTCTCTAATTGTTGCTGCTTGGTGGCCATGGCTAATTATGTCAGGACAGACAGTGCATGGTTGATGTGTTTGATCCTGTCGTCTAGGCCAATAAACCCGCCATTGATCTTTTTGGTCATGGTCTTATAGTCTTGGTTGTCTGCATACTGGTTGAGCTTGTGGGTGTCCCAGAACCAGCCGGCAGTCAGCGCAGCATACTGGGGTGTGGCCACCAGCTCCGGCTGCATGATCAGGTCCACACCCAGCGCCTTGCCAGCGTGGTGGTAGTTCGCAGACCCTGTGAGCTGGATGCAGCCACGGCCTCTAAATCTGTACCCATCACCACTGGCCTCATCTCGGTTGCCCATTCGGCTGCTGTAGACAGTGTTGGCAATGAGCTTGGGATTCTTGGCACACATCTGGGCCTTGGCCGCATCAAAGCGCCTTGGCCAGAGCTTTTGCAGTGCTTCGGCTCTGTAGTTCAAGTTCTCTTCAAGTATTCTGAAATTACCGCATTCATGGCCACATTGGCCGATAAAGGCAGCCTGACGCAATGGCGTTGAAATGTCAAAGCGCTGGAATGTTTCATTGAGCGCATCGACCCACTCTGGGCCAATGTGCAGTTGCCGGAGCTGCTCACTATTGACCATTGACGATTCTCCTTACTTCTTCGTAGGCGCTGACGCAGGCGTTGAGCTTGGTGATGGCTTTGTCTCCATCGGCTGCGATGTCGATAAGAGCTTCAATAATCTGTCGCTCAGATTCGGCTTGAGGGGGATCGATGGGTTGTGGATTTCCAGTGGCAATGGTGGCACTTGGACTGGCTTGTGGACAACTTGGGGTTGGGAGGCGCAGCCGGCCAGTCCTAGCAAGCTCATGCATAGCAGACTGTTTCTTGACAATATCATCTTGGGCCTTTCTGAGTTTCGTTTCCTGATCAATCAACTTAGTGCCAAGTTCTGCCTCTTTGGCTCTGGCTTCATCATTCTTCTTGGCAATGGCCAGCTTCATGTCATTGTCCCTGTCTGTCCATCCATAGTGATAGCCTCCTTTGTATGAGCCAAGCAGGGCAATGCCCACAGCAAATGCAATCCAAGGGAGTGGTATTCCAAACATTATTCTGACTCCTGTCTGGCAGCTGCCAGTTGAATGCGCTCATGGTCATCCTCAAGATGGTCCGGTGGCGTGTCTGGTGGTGGACCAGGGGTCCAGCTCTCATCAAGCTCTGGGTTGGTCCATGTGGGCATGGCGCCAAATGGCTGAGATGGGATGCCGTTGGTCTTTGCGTTAAACCCGTGATTGTTGCTGTAGCCGTATTGCTGGCCATAGCCTTGCATGGGCTGGCCTATGCACTGGCCCATCGGCTGCTGGCCCATGGGTGGCTGCTGCCGAGAAGTCATTGCCCGTTTACCGATAACACCGCCAATGCCGCCAACAATTAGAAGCACGATATCGTTCAGCATCTTTGTATAAGCCTGGTCAATGGGGGCCATTGATTTGATGGGCTGGGTGACAAAAGTCACTGAGTACAAAAGTGCGACCACGATAAAGAAAAGAATCAGGGTGACAGAGATCACCACAATGCTCCAGACCCTGACCTCGATCTCTTCAGTTGTTAGGTTTAACTTCGTCAACTTTTTTCTCCAAGATTGGTGCTACCAAGTATTCTGGGCAAGTCTGAGTGAATAGGCATCTAGGCTTTTGGCACTCTGTCGCGTGAAAATTGTCAGGGTTCTGGCACTTGTAACGATATTTCTCGTCACAGCCAGTCAGCAGTAAAAGAAGCAATAGATATCTCATTTGCTTTTTATTTTTTCATAAATCACAGCAATATCTTGACGATTGTGCATGATGTCATCACGATTCTTTTGAATCTCTTTTTCTAAGTCTTGACGTAGTTTTTCACGGGCTAATTCAGCACCAGTGTTTGTGGCTTGCTTGTTGTCAGATGTAACCACTAGACTAATCTTATTGTTCAGTACAGTAACCTCATGGGATAGATGCGACAGTGAGTTCATTAAATACACCACGCAAGTGAAAAGAATTGGCAATATGGCAAATGCCACTTTTTCGATCAGAGCGTGTTTTTCATTTGTTTCAATCATTTCCCTAGACCAACCCTTCCAAGTAGAAGATTAACAATCCTGTCCGACAAATCGTCAGGCAAGAACTTTAAGAACCCAAGAAACCATAATGCCACACACCCGTAAACGAATATCTTGAGGCATAGGTCAAAGGTCTTCTGGTACTCATTCACCGACCACACCTTTTGGTGATATCGCAAAACTCCATGAGTTCATAGATTCCAATTGCCACCAAGAACAAAACAAAAGCCACACCGCCAATGATCATGGCCAGCTCATTCATTTCTTCTTCTTTCTTTTTAGCCGCTTTCTCTGACTTCTCTAAAGACCTCAACTCTCTTGCATCATCGATGTCCATCTGGTCCTGACGGGCCTTGATCTTGTTCCAAACGTCAACCTTACCTGTGGTCATAAAGAGCATCTTTAGCTCTTCCTCAAACGCTCTGGCCTGTTCTAGTGCCATCTCGATTTGGAGTGCCTGGCCCATGTTTGAGCCTTTTTTGTTTTTCTTTGCCTCAAGCAAGGCTTTGGTGGCCACACTCTTGGCATCAAACATCTTGCCAATCATGGGTGCAAGACCGCCTAGATCATTGGCAACCTTGCTGGCCTTCTTGACCATGCTGATGGCACTTTGCAGACCTTCTAATGCACTGATTGGATCGATCATTTTTTCTCAACCTTTTCCCACTTGATGCAGAGAACCCTCCGATTGTAGACATCACCGGTCCATGTCCACTTGACGCATCTAAACTCGATGGCCGCCAATAAGACCAGAGCATAAATCATGGCCAAAACAAAATGATGACAAAAAAAGACCATGCAATGGTCAGGATAAGCAAGACCGCAGCAACAATTGCCACGGCCCAGTCTCTCATAGCCCGAAAATCTTCTTGACGAATTCGGCAGCGACACCTGGTCCAAACAAGACCGCAATGATCACCGCATAGAGCAAGTATTCAATCTTGGTCATGCGCTTGTCCCCATCGCGCAGTGACTTGTCGATGTTGTTGTACCTCTCTAAACAGACAGCTTCATGCACAGATAGCCTCTTGTCAACATCTTCAGCCATGATCACTCAGCAGCTGGTGCCTCTTTAGGAACTTGCGCTTCAGCCTGTTCTTTAATCTTTACGATAAGAGGCCAGCATCCGCTAGACGATGGGAGTTGCCCCAAAGTTTGTAATACAAAATTGATTTCGTTAACGTCTAACTCTAATTTCATGCTGCACTCCAAGGCAGTGGAGGTGTTACCACTGGAGGGTTTACTTGGTTTGCAATCTGTTGGTCAACAGCCGCTTCAGTTGCGGTCTTGTCTACTCCGTTGGCATAGCACCATCCCAATACTTGCTCTTGCGTGAGCGAACTGTAGGGTGTAAACGTGCCAGTGGGTGTCGGCACTGAGCAAGTGGAATAGATAGAAGCGTTGTACGTTCCATCTGTTCCTGCGCAAGTCCAATGACACACGATTACTGTGTCAGGGTTTTGCTCAGTTGTTGAGCAGTTCATCGCTGTTATCGACCAAGTGATAGTAGTCATACTGTTTCCTCTGTGTTTAAAATTTCTCGGATGGCATTGGCAACATCGCAAACTCCATCAGCATCTGTTGGTGTCCACTTCTCACACACCTTGGCACACAATTCAATGGTGCGTTCTTCTACCAGTTTTGCAAAGGCTTCAATGCGTTTGTGCCATTCAAGTGAACAGCAATCAATCTCAAACCCCGCTTGTCTAGCCAATTTCATAATTTCATCTTTGGTCATGGGGCTGTGCTTTCTTGAGCCGCTTGATAAGCCGCAATAACTTCAGCAGTCCAGACTGTATTGCAGATTGCAACAACATTGGTGGGAACGCCTGTTAAGTCTTGTGCGGGTATGAGGCTTGAACGATGGTAGGTTTTGCTTATTTCGTTACCATTTTCCATGATGCGTGTTGCTTCACGATAGAGGACTGTGCCGTTCTCGGTTACTGTGATTTGGTCAATGACCGCTTGTTTTGTTAAAGACATTTTGATTTCCTTTTAGTTGTGTCCAGCCTGACCAACCAGTCAGGCTAATGAACTCTTTAAACTTGGTATGAAAAGTATCCACGTAAATAGTTACCAGACCCGCCTAAATTGGTAACTTCCATACTTGCCGGAGCGTAATTTGCATTAGCCGTGTATTGAAGACCAAAGCGTGTGTTAGTAGCATCCTCTATCCTGTGACTCCACCACATATTTGCAAGTGATGTTCCACCATTTGTAAAAACCATACCCGGGTTGTTGTAACTGTAAATCCTAGTTGCTGAATTTAATTGAAATGGCATATTTCTAATATATAAAATTCCTGCCGCCCCAGAAGGTGTAGCGACACCCTCAAATTGATAAAAAATGGTTACTAAATTTCCAACCTTGGTGTAATAACCTGCGCCTGCCACAGGCGTTCCAAGAGTTGTACCACCAACCAATTCAGGTGTCCAAGTCCCCTCCTCATAGTCATCCAAAGTATTAGCGTTTGATGATGCGTTTTGAGTTGCGGGGAAGGTGATGCCAGCACCGCTTGATGATGGGGTTGCGTTGCCAACAGAAATGGTAGCGGCAGTTTTTAAATTTCCAGACGAATTAAATTGAGCTACTTGCGACCCTGCAATACCAAAAGATATTTCATTAAAACCATCTAAGCCCAAACTTCTAGCAGATGCCGTACCATGTAGCGTGTTACCAGTACCTACTCGACCACCATAACCCGCTTCATCACTACGCCAAAATCTTGCGTATGTATAAGCACCATTACCGTAAGTATCAACAAAACAAATAGGACTTGTTTGACCAATTCCAAGCAAACCAGTTGCATCCAGAGTCATCGCCTGAGTAAAGGAGATAGGGTTTCCTGCTGTGCCTGATGCGGCTGTGTACCAAGCGTGTAAACCGCTTGCTTGCGCATAGTAACTTGCATTTCCGTTTGCCGTGTAGAGAAACGAACCGCCACTATTGCGATACCAGTTAGTTCCAAAAGCAACTTCTTGTGTGCTTACACGCCCATAAATTAAGCCTGCTGAACCATAATTAAATCCTCTGTAGTCGCTATTCCAAGCACTCGGAGTAACTCCCAAGCCTAGATTGCCTGATGAGTCGATGCGCATACGCTCAGGAATTGTTCCACCTGAGTTTTCTCTAGTGCCAAAAGTTATTGCAGTATTTTTGCTTGATGCAGACTCAGCAATGACAGAGATTGTTGCTTGTGCTGTATTGGCTGTACCAGTAGAAAGTGCTTGAAATAAGATTCCAGACACGCCACCTGCACCATTATTTGTAATGCGTACTGGCTCGAATGAATATGCGCTTGTGCTATAGGCAGTGGTATCTGTAACTGATACATCAAGTTTAAAAGATGGC